TCTGCAAATGCACAAACAATTCCACCTTCATTAAGAGGTTGGTGGCTAATGGAGTTATAAATGGCAGCATATTACGATTCTATCAAAAGTATGAAGACGGCCAAGATAGGAACTATCTTACCTTGGTCTGGTGATGGAGGAAATGGTTTCCTCGCTTCCAATATACCAAAAGGTTGGATAGTCTGTGATGGTAGCACTAAAGATGCTAGTGATTACCCTTTATTGGCATCTATGATAGGTGATACCTATGGTGGAGATATGACCAAATCAGGCGGTGGTAATTATACATTTCCATATATTGATCCTGTTGATGGATCAAATACAGCAACATTTAGGTTGCCTAATTTATCAAATAATTTACCTCTTGATTTAGAACCAGCTGATTTAGATAATGTATCAAATCAAATGGGACAGGGTAATGTTAAAAATGTTGTTATTGATAATAATGGAACTAAATTGGGTGATTTAGTTTCTGAATATGGTGAGACATATAATATTAAAACATCATGGTCTGCTAATTCTGATATAGATTTTACTTTAAATTTAACTGGTAATTTATATTTTAAATACACTGGATTTAATCTTTCTGCTCCTGATTTTCTAGAGTCAGTTTATACATTGAATCGTAAGCTAAGTGTTAACCATACTCCATCACATAGTCATACTGATCAAATACAAACAGTTCAGGCAAACCAGAAAGGTCCGATGGTATTCCAGACTGATAGTGGTGTTGAAATGACAGGTAGTATTAGTTTCAGTAATAACTGTAGCGGTACTGAAGGTCCTTTTAACTGTTCTTTTAAGGAAGCTGAACCACATAGCTGGCAAAATGGTTCAGTTGGTTTATCAATGTATGGTGATGATACTTATGAAAAGACATTACCAAGAACTAGTTCATTTATGGAATTTGTTACTGATACCACAAACGTAGGTGCAAATTACTGGAGTCAAGTTCCAGCTGGTGCAACTAATTGGCGAGGAACGGGTAGAGGTGCAGGACCTAAAACAGAATCATATAAACAAACTATACCACCAAACGGAAAAACTAATACTATTCTTGATGTAGATCCTGTTGCTACTCATGCTCAACCTGCACAGTCTGGTATGTTTCCTAGACCAATGGAGTATTTGAGTAGAGCAAATTTCTATGGATATACTCCTCTTGGTGGCACTACTCCTACCAGATCAGATGGTATGGCTGACTCTCCTGAGCAGAGACCTAATTCTTCTGTAGTGGTTGCTAATTGTGTATTAACAGAGGGATCTAATAAAGTTACATTACCTGATGGCACTGATATTAGTCAACAGTATGGTAATTCACCAGATACATGGAAGCAATGGGATTTAATTCGTCCATTGATGTATGTTACATGTTCAGATAATAATGATAAGTATAAGTGGATGCCTGAAGGAACATTTGTTCAGTCAATAGAATGGATACCATCATCAGGTGGTACTACCACACTTGCAATGGCTAGTGAAACAGTAGGTGCAATTACTTCAGGTGGTAATACATACGGTGTAACAGGTAATGGTAATGACAACGCAGCTGTAATACTCTACACAGAGGGTATAATAGCAGGTTATAGTGGACAAACTGTTTTTTACTATAATTGTGAGACTCATCTTCCCATGAGTGGAACTATTACAATAAATGCTACTAGTGGAGCTACTCAATCGTATACGATTGATGTTACTGCTTCAGGTCAATCAGATTATGTTTTTACTGGTAGCGATAGGAATGGTTCTTTTACTACTAGAATTGGTGGAGGCTTCACTTTTAATGAAGGTGATATAATTACTTTCAATGTCAATGCTGCTACTCACAGATTCCTTCTCAAATTTGGAAGTGGAACTGGAGTTGCAAATCAAATTATATCATACACATCTCAGTCTGGTAATTTCCTTGGTGTTGTTGGTAATGTATCAATTGGAGCAAGTGGTGGTGGAAGTGGTTCAGCTGGTGGATTTAATACAGGACAGAATTATATTTGGTTTTCTGAAGAGGGACAAGGTAATGCTTCAGCTAATTCAGAAAGATCAGTTGCATTTGCTCCTTTAGATTCAACTGGAGTTACGCAAATTGAAATAGATTGTTTCGTAGGTAACAATGCTAATGGTGGTGAATTTCCAGACGTTATTTCTGCTACTGGAGAACATTTAGAATTACGTTATAGTTTAGATGCTTACAATGTTGGTATTGCATCTGCCACATGGGTATCACTTGGACAAATAATTCCAATTTTTGGATCTGAATCTCTTGTACCAACTGGTGTATCTACATATACATTAGGTGTTACATCTGCTGCAAGACAGGCAAATACAACCTTCCAGTTATATCAACCAACTAATACTAGTGTAGATAACTATGGTATCACAAATGTAAGATACATTGGTGGTGGAGGAGTTGGTAACTATGAAATAACATTAAATCAAAATATGGGTCAAGGTGATGTTGAAGTTCAAGCTGGTTGGGGTACTGCTACTCTTGGATTAAAGTTCAGAGATGGTACTTATCCTACCAGTCTAAATACACAGTCAACAGCAAAAGATCCACTAGAAGCAGCATTTTCATCACATAATCATGGTAGTTTTGAAATAGGTCAGACACTAGGAACTATGGTAGGACCTCCATCTCATACAGCAGTAAATGCTGATGGATCTGCACTAGCAGCACAGAGTATTGATAATGCATTAAATATAGCAGTAGATACTACTCAACCTTCGTTAACAATGACATTCATTATCAAAGCATACTAATGGCAGTATTCTACAACAAAGAAAGAGCAAAGTATGGACATTTAACTGGACAAGTTATTGCTTGGCCAGTTCCATACGAAGGCACACCCGATCAAGCAAACAATGAAGCAGTATTACCTGCTGGATATCTAAAATGTGATGGATCAAAATATTTTGCATCTGATTATCCCAGACTTGCTGCTATTTTAGGAACTGGTACTAATACCGCTTTTATGAAGAAAAACTTAGATGGTACTGATTTTGAGAATATTAATGATAATCAATTTATGGTTCCTGATTTAGGTTCTAAGTATCCAGAACCAACTTCAGGTGCAAATGCTGGTGTCTATAATAATGTAAGAAAAATTGATGATACAACAGGAACTGAGAAAAGTAGATCTGGTGTTGGTATAGATGCAGAAGCAGCGATTGGAGAGACTAATGTTACTGTTACATATAGTGGAAGTATTAATGTTCCATCTCAAGAAGTTGAAATTAAAGGGAAACCTAGTTGGACATATGCAGGTACTACTCATTACACAGAGATAGAATCTGTGGAGGAAAATCAAATACATCCACACATGCATTTTGCTGATTCATCAAGGTCTAGATTGAGAGCTCAACCAAGTATATTAGAGACAGATAATGATCATCCAAAACCATCAGGACAAACTGGATTAAAGAATGCTTCTACTATTCCTATTCAAGATTGGTTAAATGCAACAAGAGCACTACAACAATCTACAAATCCTCCTGGTAGTGGACAAGAACCATGTAAATTATTAGACGCATGGAACCCAAACGCAGGTACTGGTGATTCTGGTTCACCTTTATATGGTAGTGGACTAGGATCTCAGACAATTTATTGGGGTGGTTGTATTGCCGAAGATACAACAGGACCTTATCGTGTTGGATCTGGTTCTCAGTTTGAATATGGTTGTTTAAATAACTCACCATTTACTGTTGATAGACGTACATTAGCTGGTTCACCTGATGAACAAAATACTATACAATTTAGAACTAGACAATGGTTGTTACTTGGATGTACTAACTCTTCAGGAACTGCTGGATTTGATGTCAATCTAACAGTACCAGCAACTTATGTTACAGGTGCTGTTGGAATGCCATTAGATGAATCTGGATCTGCATTATCTGATGTTGTTCCTCTCCAATCAAATGAAAGTGCAGTTAGTTCAACTGCCGTTCCTGATGTAGAAAATGAAGCAACTGATACTGCTGATATATCAATACCAGCTGGTACTTTACCCACTGCACATAGTCATAGAGTTAAATTAAATAAAGGCGATCATACATATAAAGTAAAGACTGATGCTATATCAATTGATCCAGAAAATTTATCAACAACATTTGACATTGGAGTAGATAAGTCTATATCAATAGATTCTGCAACTCAACCATTTATTGTGATGGAGTATTTAATTAAGATATAATCATGGTACAAAGTTATAGAAATACAAGAAAAGGATTTTATACTGATTGTTATCAGGATACTACACCAATTGGTACTGTCCTACCAAACTTAAAATCTGGTGCTAATACATATGACCATGAGTTTATTAATAAAGCAACTAATATTCATAGGTTAGAGGATTTTGCTGGTAATGCTTATGGTTCTGGTGATGATCCAGCATATACTCATGATGGATACTTATATTGTGATGGCACTGAATATAATATTAAAGATTATCCTGCATTATATGAAATACTTGGAGTTCGTTATGGAGGAAGAGCGAGTAGTGGTATTGATGTAGTTACTGGTGGATCAGGATATTCAACAACTGATAGTGTAACAATATCAGCACCAAACTTAGCTACTGGTGTACAAGCAACCGCTATAGTTAAATCAGTTACCGATATTCCAAATAATGCACAAAATGGTGCAATATTAACTATAGATATTACAAATCCAGGTTCAGGATATACAACTGCTCCAACAGTATCTGTAAGTGGTGGTAATGGTGCTACATTTTCTGTCAGAGTATTAAATGGTACTATTCAGAATATCACAACTGCTAATGTGATGAGTTTTTATGGAGAACAATATCTAGGGACATTTAAAGTTCCAAATACTGTAACTAAAAAAATAGTTGGTAATGGTCCTGTATTTGGTCAGAACTCACCTACCATTGGTAATATCTCAATGGTAGTTGGTGCAACAGGTGGTGCGTGGTATTTAGATCAAGATATACAAGATAATTATTTTTCATTAGGTAAAATTACAACAACAGGATATGATAATGTTGTAGAGACAGTCGGTTGCACTATTATAGGTTCTCAAAAAGTTACTGTAACTATGGAACAGAAGAAGTTACCTTCTATTTTTCAACATAGTCATGCAGTATATCATAGTCGTCCTGGTGTTCAAGAGTGGCCAGCTGAGAGTCATGGTGACAGATATCTTCAAGGTTATCAATCTAGAAATGGTAGAATTTCTAGATGGTATCCATCCACAGGTACTGTATTACAACATAGTCATGCATTATTAAGACAACCAATTACTAATAATACCATTGCTACCTATGATTTCATGGATTATAAAGGTGGTGATGGTAATGTTGGTGCTCTAAAAGACGTACCTGATGCAGCAAGTGCAACTGGTAGTACATATCAAGAACAACCAGGATATAGTACGGAATTAGCATATGATGATCAGTATTATCTTGCATCTGGTGCTGCTAATTCTGGTTCATTTGAATTCCAAACAACAATACCAAACCCAACATTATTAAAACTCATATCTTCATC